CCCGGCTGCTGCTGATCAACACCCCGCACAACCCGACCGGCACGGTCCTCACCCGCGAGGAGCTGGCCGCGATCGCCGAGCTGGCCGTGGAGCGCGATCTACTGGTGGTGACGGACGAGGTGTACGAGCACCTGGTCTTCGACGACGCCGAGCACGTGCCGCTGGCGACGTTCCCCGGGATGCGCGAGCGGACGGTGACCATCTCCAGCAGCGGCAAGACATTGGCGTTACCCAGTTGGGTGAGCTAATCTCGCCCACATGACTCTAGGGACGGTCAGCGGCATGACCATTCACGCGGCGGGATATGACCGGCAGTCAGCTGAGCGCGCTTCCGGCAGCGTAGCCTCCCCAGCCACACAGCGAGCGGCGAACTACGCGAAGGCTGAGGCGCTGGCACGCGAAGTCGGCCGTGAGGGCACTGAGTTCAAGTGGGTAGGCCACTACAGCGAAGCCCCCGGCACTTCGGCCTTCACAGGTGTCGACCGGCCCGAATGGAATCGGCTTCTCGGAGACTGCCGCGCCGGTCGCGTGAACATGCTCATCGTTCACTACATTTCGCGGCTCACCCGGGCCAACCCGCTGGAAGCCATTCCCGTGCTCACGGAATTGCTTCACCTGGGCGTGGTCATTGTCAGCGTGAACGAGGGCACGTTCCGCGCGGGCAACATCATGGATTTGATCCACTTGATTATGCGGCTCGACGCGTCGCATCAAGAGTCGAAGAACAAGTCCATTGCCATCAAGGACGCGAAGGGGCTTGCGCGCGCCCTGGGCGGGCATGTCGGCTTCATTCCGTACGGCTTCGACACGGAATCGCGCATGGTGCCCAACCCGAATGACAACAACAAGCCCGTTCAGATTCAGGTTCTCGTCCACGGCGCGAAGAAGTGGGACGGCAAGCACGAGCGCGAGCCGGAAGTCATTCGCTGGCTATGGCAGGAAATCCGCGCGCACCGTGACACCCCGTTCAAGGGTGGGGGCGCCGGGTCGTTCCACCCGGGTTCGCTAAACGGGCTCGTCACCCGACTGTGGCAGGACAGGGTGCCAACCCGCGGGCAGACCACCGGAAAGAAGCGCGCAGACAGCGACTGGGACGCGTCGGTGCTGAAGCGCATTCTTCGCGACCCGCGCATCGCCGGATACGCCGCGCGCATTGTGTACAAGACGAAGCCCGACGGCTCCCGCGGCGGCTTCTCCCACTACCGCATTGAGCGCGACCCCGTGACCATGCGGCCCATTGAGCTTGAGTGTGGTCCGATCATCCCGCCGTCGGAATGGTGGGAGCTGCAAGCGTGGCTCGACGGCCGGGGGCGCGGTAAAGGCCAGTACCGGGGGCAGAGCCTTCTCAGTGCCATGGGAGTGCTGTTCTGCTACGGCTCCGGCGAAATCGACCCTGAGACCGGCTACAGCAACGGCGGACCGATGTTCGGGAACGTGCGCGAGGAAACCGAAGGGCCGAAGAAGGACTCGTATGCGTGCAAGTGCAAGAAGGACGTCCACAACGGCTCGTCGTGCTCGATCACCATTCACAATCTCGACCCGTTCATCGCCGGGCGAATCTTCGCGCGCATTGCCGCGGTAGACCCGTCCGACCCGGCCGACGAAGACACCGTTGCCCTTCTCTGGGAAGCCACCCGGCGATGGGGCAAGCTCACGGAGAAGCCGGAGACGGCCGGTCAGCGGGCAGAGCTGCTAGCGGAGCGCGCCGACGCGAAACAGGCGCTCGAAGAGCTGTACGAGGACCGGCGTAGGGGCGGCTACAAGGGGCCCATGGGACGGCGCGCGTTCCTAGACGAAGAAGCCGCACACACGCTCCGCATGGAAGGCGCAGAGGAGCGCTTGCGCAACATGGACGACGCCGCTAACCCGACGCTGCCGATCGGCGAATGGCTGGGCGAGCCGGGCAGTGATCCGCTGGGGCCGGACTCATGGTGGGCGAAGTCAGACATGGCCGACCGGCGTGCGTTCGTGAAGCTCTTCATCGACCGCATTGAGATCATCAAGCTCCCGAAGGGCACCCAGCGGCCAGGGCGAGTGCCGGTCATCGACAAGCGCGTGATCATCCACTGGGCGAAGCCTCAGGAAGACGCCCAGGACGAGCCGGAGACGCTCGCGGCGTAGCGAGGGGGCCGGGCGGCGTGGCAGGCGCTCACAGGGGCGCTCAGGGGCGCTGACGGACACAGCGGGCAGGGCCGGACTCCTCAGGGTTCGGCCCTTCTCTCGTGGCTCACGATACTTAGTTAGACTAACTACATGTTCCTACGTCACGGCAGCGCACAGCGGCGAGCCCCCGACCAGCCGGTTGTGGTGCTGTGACGTAGTTACTCATTTTCAGGAATCACATAAGACATCTCTATAGGCAATCCGAAGTCGACGTCCCAGCGTCGCAACGTCACACCCGGCGCTGAGAGCAGGTCACCGACTCCCTTCATATAGGTAGAAGGGAACGCACCGCGCATCTAGTAGCGGAACGCGTACGGCGGACTGAGTGCGCCCTTCGTTGGCCGGTAGCTCCCCTGATCTCTCCCAGGGTTGAGCACTGGCAGGCTTCGCCGGACGGATCCGGGAACGGGACCATGAACCGGCGAAGCCCATGCCGCTCTAGCTCAGTTGGCAGAGCGCCCCCACCATGGGCCCATTGGTGTCTGGGGAAGTCGGTGGTTCGAGTCCATCGGGCGGCACGCAGGGTGCAGACGCATAGCCGTGACTGGCCGTGGGTCGTGCTCCCTGGGGTGAAACCGGCCCTCACTGCCCAGCTAGTCACTGGGTAAGCGGGCGGCGAGTAGCCCCGAATGCCTCCCTAGCTCAGTTGGCAGAGCGCCTGTTTCGTAATCAGGGGGTCGACGGTTCGAATCCGTCGGGAGGCTCGGAGCGGTCGGCGAACCCGTACAGGGTCAACGAAGGGCATGCACCCCCTTGGCGTGGCGTAACCCGTCGCGCTCCGGCCGCAGACTTCCAGCCTACTCACGTGAGTAGGTTGAGCCCGCCCACTACAGCGAAGGGGGTATGCCCCGTGCGTACCCGCTGCCTTGACTGTAGGGACTGGGCTACCCATGCCGGGCGTTGCCAGTTGCACCACGCTGACTACACGGCACGGCGCAGCATCAAGAGTCATGCGAAGCGGCGTGCTGCTATCGCTCGTGGCAACAACGCTGCGGCAAAGCTGAGGCGTGCTGTTCGTGCTGCGATGAAGCGCGGTGAGTACGCGCGCTGTGCTCGCTGTCCTGGCCAGTTCCTTGCGAGTGGCGTGGACATTGACCACATCGTTCCGCTCGCCAAGGGCGGCGAAGACATCGAGTCGAACGTGCAAGTGCTGTGCAAGGCATGCCACAAGGCGAAGACGCGCGAAGACTTCGACCGCAAGCGTCCCCCGTTCTGACGGACGGTAGGGGGGGAGCGGCTCCGAAGTCCCCAGCCGTGTGGCCTGGCGATCCCGGCCCCAGCTCGGAATACGCGCGCTAGGTGCGACGCCCGACCCCGGCCCCCCAGCGGGCACGACCCTTGAGAACACTGGGCAAGCGGCCCTTCGCCCCGCCGACAATGGGTCAGTTAACGACCCGTTAAGGGGGTGCTAATGAGCCGCGCGAAGTCGCCAGAGATGCGCACGGGCAATGCCAACACGGCTGCCGTCGCTGAGCCTGCCCCCGTCGTCTACGAAGGTCGAGCGCCCCGTGTGCCCGCGCACCTGAAGGCGACCGGCAAGGACGTGTGGCGGAACGTGTGGGCGGCGGGCATGGGTGCCTACTCCCCCGATACCGACCGGAACGTGATCACGCGTTACTGCGAGCTTCACGACCGGCGCGCTGATCTGCTAGCCCTGGTCGAAGCCGACGGCTACATGTCCGAGGGGTATAACGGCCAACCGGTCGCGCACCCCATGCTTCGCTTCGTCGAGTCGACGGAGAAGGAACTGCGGGCCATTGAGACGACGATCGGCTTCACGCCTGAGGCTCGTCTGAGGCTGGGTCTCGTGGCCGCTGAGGCGCGGAAGGTAGCGGCCGGGCCGGAAGACTTTTGATCCTGCGCTGACGATTCTTCGCATTCACTTTGGCCCGGGTGCATATCTTGCAACTCGGCTCATAGCCGTTAGCGCCTTTTCGGTTGCGCCCGTACTCCGCCCAGGGCTTGTACTGCCTACAGCTTTTGCAGAAGCGCCCCGCATCCGCGTACTCGATTGGCCGATGTTTCTCGGCATTCGGGTCCATCCGGCATACGGCACACAATGAGTGGTCGGTGGGAGTGCTAACCCACCACGGGTCGTTTTGCATAACCTGTGAGTTTAGCAAAGGGGGGCCGAAGCCCCCCAGAAGCGTCAGCGTCCGATGCGGTTGAAGCATTCCCGGTTGTACCGGCGGGAAGCACTCTGTGCGGCTTCCAGCGCCTTCGGGTCGGCGAGAACCTTTACCGTCTGACCCTGGTCGGCGAATTCGCCGAACGTGAAGCCGTCGAGCCGGTACCCGTACTGTGCCGGTCGGTCTCCACGCGCCGCCTCACGGAGCCACGCGCCGGACACCCGAACCCACCGGGTCACCTTGTAGTCGTCACTCAGGCGCCTTCCCTTGCGGTCGTCGGCGGCGTTCATGGTGAACGTGTGAAGCACGTAGTCGCCGCTGTTGAGGTCTTCGACCGGCGTGTCGGCGGCGGGGGCGTTGACGTCGTGCAGCATGCGCTCGTAGGTCTCGGCGGGCGTCTCGCTGACCCGGAAGGCTTCCCAGCAAGCGCCGTCTGCAACGGCCATTTCAAGCGTGTAGTAAGCCGGAGTGCGGTAGCGCTCACCGCTCGCGTGCACGATCCGCACGTAGTGGCGGCCGTCCGGGGTCTGGCCGAAGTACCGGTTCGTGGTGGCGGGGCGCTTCATCTTGGGGCTCCGTTTCGCTTGCTTCGTTCTGACAGAACGAAGCCTAACACGGGTGCCTACTCACGTGAGTAGTCTTTCCAAGATTTTTCCGGGGGTGCCTGTGGCGAAGCGTCTGCCCGCTGAGGGCATCGACCCGGTTATCGCCCGGCACATTCCCGCTGACGCACCGTTCCCTTCCGAGGGTTACCGCGTGGCGAAGTGGATCGAAGAGTTTTGCTACCTAACGGGCTCGTTCGCCGGGCAGCCGTTCCGGCTTCTTCCGTGGCAGCGTGAGCTTCTCGTCGACGCGTACGCGCTGACTCAGGACACGTTCGGCCGGTGGCGCCGGAAGCACCGCACAGTGTGTGTCTGTGTGGCGCGCAAGAACGGGAAGTCCACGCTCGCCGCGGCGATCATGCTCTATCACTTGATTGCCGACCGGGGAGATTCACAGCGGCAGATCATCGCCGCCGCGAATGACAGGAACCAGGCTCGCATGGTCTTCGACTCGGCGAAGCAGATGGTTAACGCTTCCCCGAAGCTCAGCGCCGTGTGCACAGTCCAGCGAGACGTGATCCGGTACAAGGACAACACCTATCGGGTTGTGTCCGCGGATGCCGGACGGCAGCAAGGTCTTAACCCTGCCGCTGTGTCGCTCGACGAATACGCGTTCAGCAAGAACAGCGACTTGTTCGACGCGCTCACGCTGGGTTCCGCGGCGCGTAACCAACCCATGTTCCTGATCATCTCGACGGCCGGGCCTGACCCGGACGGTCCCTTTGCCGCGCTGTGCGAACAAGGCGAGCGGGTCAACTCCGGCGAAGCCGACGACCCGACTTTGTTCTATCGGTCCTGGGGGCCGAAGCTGGGCGAGACCGTTGACCACCTGGACCCGGAAGTCTGGGCGCGCTGCAATCCGTCGTACGAGATTCTGAACCCGGACGACTTCCGCGCTGCTGCCCAGCGGAGCACTGAGGCGAGCTTCCGCATTTACCGGCTGAGCCAGTTCGTGCGGGGCGCGTCGACGTGGCTGCCGCATGGGTTGTGGGATTCGCTCGCCGCGGATGATGACCCGCTAGAGCCGGGTGACGAAGTGGTTCTCGGCTTCGACGGCTCATGGAAGGGCGACAGTACGGCGCTCGTGGCTTGCCGCATCCGAGACCTTCGCGTGTTCGTGGTCGGCCACTGGGAAGCTCCGGCCGATGACGTTCATTGGCGCGTTCCCATGGCCGACGTCCGTGACGCGCTACATGAGTCGCTGGACAAGTTCCGGGTGCGCAATCTTGTGGCCGACCCGTACCGGTGGGAAGAGACGCTCGACAATCTCGAAGCTGACGGCTTCCCGGTTGAGGCGTTCCCCACTAACTCGCTGAAGCGCATGGTGCCAGCCACTCAGGCCGTGTACGACGCTGCGCGGGATGGTCGGCTGTCGCACGACGGCAATCCAGCGCTTGCCCGGCACGTTGGCAATGCGGTGCTGAAGGAAGACAAGAACGGCGCGCGAGTCACTAAGGAGTACGCGGCTTCGCGCCGGAAGATCGACCTTGCCATCGCCATGATCCTGGCCGTCTGGGGCGCCGTGATGTGGCGTGAGGACAACGGCATTCACACGAACACGGCGATTGTCGCCACGTGGGAAGACGCCGACGGCCAGGTCTTCAATGCCGGTATGCCCGGCACGGAAGACCTTCTGAACGACTTCTGATCCAGCCTACTCACGTGAGTGAGCTGAGCCATTTCCCGAAGGGGGCACTGTGGGTTTTTGGTCTGCACTCTTCGGGCGGGGAACATCTCCGGCGCTGGACGAGCGCGCGTGGGAGCCGTATGACCCGACGCTGTACGCGCTGGGCACTACGGCGGCTTCGGGTGAGCGGGTCACGCCGCATCAAGCGCTTCAGGTCTCGGCTGTCTTCGCGTCGGTCCGCCTGCTCAGCGAGACGATTGCCACGCTGCCGCTGTCGACGTACAGCAAGCGGGGCGGTGCTCGCCGGGAGATCACGTCGCCTGAGTGGCTCGACTACCCGAACGCTGAGCCGGGCGGCATGGGGCGAATCGACATCCTGTCTCAGCTAGTGCTGTCGCTGCTGCTGCAAGGCAATGCCTTCCTCGCGGTGCGATGGCAGGGGCCGAACATCGCCGGTCTCGACGTGCTCGACCCGACGAAGATCCATGTACACATGGTCATGGTCGACGGTCTTCGCCGGAAGGTCTTCGAAGCGTTCGACGTGGACGACGACGGCAACGAAGTTCTTCTCGGCTGGTTCACGCCGCGGGATGTGCTGCACATTCCCGGAATGATGCTGCCGGGTGAGTTCGTCGGGTGCTCGCCGATCACGTACGCGCGTGAGTCCATCGGGCTTGCGCTCGCTGCGCAGAAGTACGGAAGCAAGTTCTTCGCGAACGGGGCTATGCCCGGCGCTGTGGTCGAAGTGCCCGGCACTATGTCTGACGAAGGCCTAGCTCGTGCGCGGGAAGCGTGGCGTGTGGCGAATGCGGGCGTGGATAACGCTCACCGTGTCGCGCTGCTGACCGAAGGCGCGAAGTTCTCGAAGGTCGCCATGTCGCCGGACGAAGCTCAGTTTCTCGAAACTCGTCAGTTTCAGGTTCCGGAAATCGCGAGGATTTTTGGCGTGCCTCCGCACTTGATTTCCGACGCGACGAATTCCACGTCATGGGGCTCCGGGCTTGCCGAACAGAACATCGCGTTCAGCATGTTCAGCCTTCGCCCGTGGCTCGAACGGATTGAGGCTGGCTTCAATCGGCTTCTGTTCGCCGAGACGGCCGACCGCATGAAGTTCGTCAAGTTCAACCTTGACGAAATCAAGCGCGGCGCCCCGAAGGAACGCATGGAGCTGTGGTCGCTGGGGCTTCAGAACGGCATTTACAGCATTGACGAAGTGCGCGCCGCGGAGGACATGCCGCCCCTGCCCGACGGTCTCGGCGAGAAGTACCGGGTGCCGCTGAACCTGGGCGACGTCGGTGACGAGCCGAAGGAAGAAGCCCCCTCCGCTCCCCCAGCCATTGAGCCACCCAACCCGGCGGAAGAGCCGGAAGAGAAGCCGGACAAAGAGCCGGACGACGAAGGGCCAACTGAAGATGACGGAAGCGCGTGAACTACGCGTAGCCGTCGGAGCACTGGAAGAGCGCTCGTCCGATGACGGGCGCATTTCTATGCGCGGGTACGCCTACCGGTTCAACGAACTGAGTCAGGATCTCGGCGGCTTCCGGGAACGCATTGTTCCTGGGGCGGGTGCTCCGTCGCTGCGACAGAACGACGTGTACGCCACGTTCAACCATGACTCGTCGGCACTGCTGGGGCGCACGTCGTCCGGCACGCTGCGAGTCGGTGAGGACCGCGAAGGCGGTTGGTACGAGATTGACCTTCCGGACACGACGACCGGCCGGGATGTCGCGGAGCTTCTGAAGCGCGGCGACCTTCGCGGTAGCTCGTTCACCTTCCGCGTGCTCGACGGCGGGCAGCGGCGTGCGGACGACGACGACCCGGAAACGGGCCTGCCTGTCCGCGAGATCACGGCCATGGATGTGCGGGAGCTGGGCCCGGTTACGAACCCGGCGTACCTCACAACTCAGGCTTCGCTTCGCTCCATTGAGGAAGCGCTGCACATCGGGGAGTTCGCGCCCCCGGCCGAAGAGCGCGATTCCCAGTCGGTGAGCGATTCCGCCCCGGCTTCTCATCCCGACGCGCGTGCCCTTGTCCGCGCGCTTTTCAAGTAAGGGGGACGCACATGGATGCGACCACGCTGAGCGCGAACTTTGAGGCGCGCGAGAAGGCCACTGCGGAGCTTCGTTCCCTCACGGACGAGTTCGCCGGTAAGGAGATGTCGGCTGAGGCGCGCGAGAAGGAAGAGCGTCTTCTCACCGCTGTCGCCGACTTCGACGGCCGGATCAAGCGCGGCATCGAGGCAATCAAGGCCACCGACGCCGTCACCTCCCTCCTGTCCGGCCTTCAGGGTTCCGGCTCCGGCGCCCAGCGTTCGGCCGACGCGGACGACGACGCGATCCTTCGGGCGGGCAACCTGGGCGAAGCTCGTTCGTTCGAGTTCGCCCCGGAGAAGCGGAACGGCACGAAGGCCGGTAACCCCAACGTCCTGAGTCGGACGCTGTACGGTCAGCTTCTCGCGCAGGCCGTCGAGCGTTCGGCGATCATGCGGGGCGGCGCTACCACGTTCACGACGTCTGACGCGAACCCGCTCGACTTCACGGTCGTCACGGGTCGCTCTTCGGCGTCCATCGTCAGCGAGACGGCTGAGGTGCCGGAGTCCTACCCTTCGACGACTCAGCGCAGCATGGGCGGATTCAAGTACGGCTTCGCCTCCGTCGTCTCGTACGAGTTCGCCACGGACCAGGTTCTCGACCTTGTCGGCTTCCTGGTCGGCGACGCCGGTCCTGCCATCGGTGACGCCATGGGCCGCCACTTCATCACGGGTACCGGCACGGGCCAGCCTCGCGGCATCCTGACCGACGCGTCTGCGGCTACGGCCACGTTCGGCGCCACGGCTGAGGACAACACGGTGTCTGACGCGCTGATCGATCTCTTCTACGAGGTCCCTTCGGCGTACCGGGCCAACGCGAAGTACGTCGTCAACGACGCGCGTGCGGCGCAGATGAGAAAGCTGAAGGGCTCCGACGGGCAGTACCTGTGGCAGTCCGCGCTGACGGTCGGCGCCCCGGACACGTTCAACGGCAAGCCGGTCGAGTCGGACGACGGCATGCCCGCGGACAAGATCCTGTTCGCTGACCTGAGCAAGTACCGGGTGCGCTTCGCCGGTTCGCTGCGCGTTGACCGTTCCGTCGATGCGAAGTTCAGCACCGACCAGATCGTCTATCGCTTCCTTCAGCGTGCGGACGGCCTTCTGGTCGACGCTCGCGGCGCGAAGGTTCTGACGGTCGGCGCCTGAGCCATGTAGCGGCGGGGCGTTTCAGCCTACTCACGTGAGCAGGTTGGGGCGCCCCGCTTCGGAAGGGGGCACGCGTGGCCTACGCAACAATCGACGAGCTTCGCGCACTGGACGGGCTTGACGACGCGTCGCTTTTCCCGGACGAGCTTCTTTCGGAAGGCATTGACTTCGCTGTCGAGACGGTCGAGATCTACTGCGGGCAGAAGTGGGACACGGCGGAGAATCCCACGCCGGAAACCATCCGGTGGTGCGTGCGCACTCTCGCGCGGCAATACGTGCTCGACCATGTATCGCGCATTCCTGATAGGGCGCTTCAGCTTCAGTCGGAATTCGGTTCTATCCAGTTGGCGCAAGCCGGGGGCAATTGGCGTCCGACGTCGCTGCCTGAGGTGAACGCGAAGCTGAACCTTTACCGCGTGCGCCTTCCGTTCATTTTCATGTGAGGGGCGCAGCGTGGCACTGATCTTCGATGCGAAGGTTGCACTGTTCGAGAAGCTGAAGGCATCCGTGCCCGGCGGCGTTCAGTGCACCTTCGCTGAGACGGGCGACACGGGCCGCCGAAAGTCCGTGTGGCTGGGGGCGACGACGGACGACGACCTTGCCCCCGTGGCTATGCGCGCCGGAGCGAAGCCGACGAACGTAACCGGCTACGTGGAAGCGCACGCCGTCGTCATCACGCCCGGCAATCCGATCGACGCTGAGCGCGCCGTGTACGAGATTCGCGAGTCTGTGAAGGCAGCGTGTGCGGCGCTGAACGGCGACCTTGCCGCGGTACCGGGCCTGCTCGACGTCCGGCCGGAGTCGGCAAGCGTTGAGTCCACTGAGACGACCGATGGGGCGTACAGCGCGCTGACAGTGCGTGTGCGCGTTCGTGGCCGGGTCTACCAATAGCGGGGAGTTCGCGCCCCCGTCAGAGCGCGAATCTGTGACGATCATTGGGGCGACTTATGGCACTGGACGCAAGCATTGGCATCGGCCGTGAGGACACGTACGGCACTCTGTCCGCCGTCGTAGAAGGTTACGAGGGGCAGGCGGACTCGTGGAAGACGACGCGTGAGTTCATTGAGTCTGTCGGCTTCCGGGCCGGTATGCAGACGGCGCGCGCTGACCGGCGGAACATCGTCAACATGGGCGGGGAAGGTGAGCTTGAGATCGACCTTCTCGACTCCGGCGCCGGGTCCCTTCTGAGCGCGGCCTTCGACAAGGTCACCGTTACCGATACGGGCGGCGTGAAGACGACCGTCCTTGAGACTTCGGACGTGTCTGACGCGCCGTCCTTCTCTGCGCAGATGGTTCGCCCTGGGACCGACGGCACGAAGGCGGCGTACAAGCATCTCGGCTGTGTCGCCACTGAGTGGAGTCTGTCGGCCGAAGTTGAGGAAGCCGTCAAGCTGACGGTTACCTTCGACTTCCAGGACGTCACGCACACGACGAACCCGGCTCAGATCGTGGCGCCCACGTACCCGGCGGAGGCGTACCCGTACGACTGGACGCGCACCGCTGTGGAGTTGCGGCGTGGCGGCAGCGTGGTCGCCTTCGATGCGACTTCATTGGAGCTGACCGGCGAGCTGGGTATGAAGACCGACCGGCGCTTCCTCCGCGCGAACGAGCTGAAGAAGAAGCCGGTGAGAAACGCCGTGCCCACGTACGAAGGCACGCTTGAGGGCGAGTTCAGCGCCGCTTCGCTGGGGCTGTACGACGCGTTCATTGCCGGGGAAGTGTGCTCGCTGAAGATCACATTCTCCGGCATCACGGCGGCTTCCTCGCTGACGATCGAGTGCCCGGCGATTCAATTCACGGGCGAGTCTCCTGAGGCTGCCACGGACGAAGTCACGACTCACAACTTGCCGTTCCGTGTGCTGGACCCCGGTACCGGTACGGCAGCGATCAAGGCAACGTACGTCGAGCCGGGCACTGAGGGTTAATGGCTCAGCGTTCCGCCTACACGATCCGGGTTGATGGGCTTCGGGAGTTTCAGCGGAACGTTCGCACCCTGAGGGACAAGGAATTGAACAAGGCCGTCCGTGAAGCCAATAAGGCATCCGGCGAAGTCCTTGTCCCTCAGGCGAAGCACGAAAGCCCAGACGGTCACCGTGACGCGAAGTCGAACAAGCGGTACCGGCCGGGCAAGCTCGACAAGTCCATTAAGGTCACGGCTTCCGCGAAGGGCGCCGTTATCAAGGCTGGCTCCGCGGCACGTGTGCCGTACGCCGCCGCAATTCACTTCGGTTTCCCGCGCCGCAACATCAAGCCGAACAGGTTCCTGTTCCGGGCCATGGCGCGGAAGTCCACTGACGTAGCCGAGACGTACGAGCGCCGTGTGCGCGCCGTCGTCGCGAAGTATCTGGAGAGTTGATATGCCCGCGAAGAAGCCTGAGTTCGTGCTGCCGGAAAACCTCACGCTTGACCTGAAGCTCGACTCCCTCACGATCGACGAGATCGACGCTATCGAGGAGATCACGGGCGCCCCGCTGGACACGCTGAACAAGCCGGGTTCGCGGCGTGCTCCGATGCTTCGCGCCATGGCGTACGTCGTCATGAAGCGCAAATACCCGGAGATCACGCCTGAGGACGTCGGGCGGCTGAAGCTGAACCTGAAGGGCAAGGCAAAGCAGGACCCTACCGAAGCCAGCGCGTGATTGCGTGCGCGCGTCTGATCGGCCATTTCAAGGGGCTCACATGGTCGGACGTGCGCGCGATGGAGCTACGCGACTTTAACGCGCTGGTTGAACGGATGGCTGAGGACATTGAGGCGGAGAAGCGGGAAGCCCGCCGGTCTTCGCGTGGCAGGGGCGGCAGCGCCCAGGGTGGGGAACGGCGCACGCCGGTAATGACGTAAGGGGGCGCCATGTCCAGGCCGATTCAGGTCACGATCATGGGCGACGCCGAACAGCTCTCACAGACGCTCGACGAAGCGTCAGAGGAAGTCAGCGCGTTCGGCGAGACGGCGAAGGGGCTTGCCCTTGCCGCGGGTGGTGCCATCGCCCTGGGTATCGGCGCGGGCATTGCGTCTGCGCTGGAGAAGGAAGTAGGCAACGACCTGCTTGCCGCTCAGTTGGGCGCGTCTCCCGCTGAGGCAAAGACCCTGGGCGAAGCGGCCGGGTCGGTCTATGCCGCCGGTTATGGCGAGTCTGTGGCCGACGCGAACGAAGCGCTAAAAGCACTGTGGCAGCAAGGGCTTGTTCCGGCCGGAGCGACGGCCGACGAAATGGCGAACATTTCGAAGAAGGCTATGGATGTCTCGTCGGTCCTGGGCGATGAAGTCGGGCCTACCGCGAACGCCGTCGGCCAAATGATGAAGACCGGCCTAGCGAAGAATGCAGACGAAGCCTTCGACATCATTGTTCGCGGAACGCAGGAAGGTGCGAACAAGGCGGAAGATCTGCTCGACACGTTCAATGAGTACGGCGTGCAGTTCAAGGGGCTGGGGCTCGACGGCAAGCAAGCCATGGGCCTGCTGTCGCAGGGTCTTAAGGGGGGCGCTCGTGACGCCGACCTTGTGGCCGACTCGCTGAAGGAGTTCGGCATTGTCGTTCGCGCCGGGGGCGACGACGTGAACGCCGCGTACAAGGAAATGGGTCTGTCCGGCAAGGACATGACGAAGGCCATTGCCGAGGGTGGCCCGGCGGCAGCGAAGGCGCTTGATCAGACGCTTGACGGGCTCCGGAAGGTGAAGGACCCGGCCGACCGTTCAGCGATCGCTGTGAAGCTCTTCGGCACAACCGCTGAGGACATGCAGGATGCCCTTCTAAGCCTTGATCCGTCGAAGGCTGTCGAGTCGCTGGGGAAGGTGGACGGCGCCGCTAAGAAGGCGGGCGACACCATGCACGACAATGCCGCCACGAACGTGAAGCAATTCACCCGGGCACTAAAGTCCGGCTTCACTGACTTCCTCGGCTCAACCGTCATTCCCGCTGTGCAGGCGCTTGCCGGAAAGCTGGACACGGTTGGGCGCGCATTCTCCACTGCCGCGGGTTTCGTCTCTGAGCACAGCACGATATTCGGCACGATCGCCGGGCTCATCACGACGCTTCTCCTTCCGGCGCTGGTTGCCTGGGGCGTAACGGCCACTCAGACGGCGATAGCGAACGTCACGGCATGGGTCACTACGGCTTCCACGTCGACGACTTCAGCGGCCACTCAGGTGCTCGCGCATTGGTCTGTGGTCGGCGGGTGGATCAAGTCGGCGGCAACGGCTGTCGTGAGTGCCGCTACGGTCGTCGGCGGGTGGATTGCCATGGGCGCTCAGGCGACGATTCAGGCGGCGCGTATGGCTGCGGCGTGGCTTATCGCCATGGGGCCGATCGGGCTTCTGATTGCCGCCGTTGTGGGGCTCGTCGCTGTCATCGTTGCCAACTGGGACACGGTGTGGAAGTACACACAGAAGGTGTTCGGGTGGCTGTGGGCGTGGATTCAGAAGATCTTCGGATGGCTCCGTGACCTGTTCTCGAACTTCCCCGGCGCGGGAATCATCATCAAGCACTGGGACAAGATTTGGTCGGCAACGAAGTCGACGTTCAACAGCGTGCGGAACTTCGCGTCTAACGCACTGGGCGCCGTCGTCGACTTCGTTCGGAGCCTGCCGAACAAGCTCGTCGCTGCGGCCGTGAAGCTCGTCAGTGCGGGGCGCACGATCGGCGGCAAGGTCATCGACGGAATTAAGTCCGGGCTTTCCAAGCTGGGCGGCTTTGCGTCGTCGCTTGCGAGTGCTGTGACGTCGGCGGCGAAGGGCGCCATCAACGGCGTTATCGACCTGCTGAACTACGCCATTCCCAACAAGCTGGGTTGGGGCAAGCTCACCATTGATATCCCGGCGAATCCGATTCCGAAGATTCGCGCCATGGGTGGCCCGGCTTCCGGCTGGACCCGCGTGGGTGAGCGTGGCCCTGAGGAAGTGTTCCTTCCCCGGGGCTCGACTGTTCGGCCGAACCATGCCCTGAGCGGCGGCAGCGGCGTAACGGTGAACGTCCAGACGAACGCCGACCCGTGGCAGATCGGCCGCGAAGTGGCGTGGGCGCTGAGGACGACGTGACGACTCAACCTACTCACGTGAGCAGGCTGGAAGGGGTGTCGAAGTGGCGGAGTTGAGTGACTGGACGTGTGAGTTCGGCGGGCTCGTTATGGGCCTGCCCGACTCCGCCATTTCGATCGTTGCCGCGGACGGCCTTCTGTCGCTTCCGGATGTGAGGTCATCTGACCTTGCTCTTGTACAGCGGGATGGGCTGTGGCCCGGGAAGGATTACCTGAGCGGCCGTACGGTCACGCTGACGCTGGAGATCTACGGCCGGACGCGCGAGGAGTTCACAGCGGCGCTGAATGCCCTTCAGGCGGCTTTCATGCCGGGTCGGGACGAGCGCCCCTTCAGGTTCCTGTTCCCGGGCGTAGGGGGCGACCGTACGGCGTACGTGAATGCCCGCGTGCGGCGGCGTAGTGCTCCGCTGGATCTGAACTTCGCCTACCGCACGTGCAACATGGTGATCGAGCTTTTCGCGACTCAGCCGTACATCTATGCCGACTCGCCCCGCACGATCACGGCGCGGAGCTACCGGCGCACGGTCACGCCGACGGGCTTTGTGCCGCCCGCTACGGTCCCGTGGACGATTGCCACTCAGGGCGCTCAGCCGGTCGACCCGGTTACGCGCTTCACGCAGTACGGCTCTTTCGCCGCTCAGCCGTTCATCGTTATCGAGAATGCGGCTTCTCCTGTCCTTATTGACGACGTCACGGGACTGTTCTTCAGCGTCGACTACGACGGCACGCTGATTGTGGACTCAGCGGCGCAGACGGTCACGAACGCTGCGGGCACTGACATGAGCGGCCGTATCGGCGTCGGCTCGACGTGGCCGGAGTTCGGGCCGGGCGAGCATCGACTTCGGCTCCGCAGTAGGGACGAGTACACGTCAGCGACGGCAACTCTTACATGGTCGGATAGGTGGGTTTGATATGGCGTCTCTGGCGTGGTTCCAGGATGGTGTGGGGTACGGCGCGTCGGAGCTTTCCACGTGGCAGGCACTCCTTCAGGCGCGCGGCACGTTCCGGCACATGTTCCGGACGACAGAGGAGTTCCGCGGCACGTCGGACACGGTGGCGCGCACTGTCGCTGTCGCTGCGGGAAGCGTGCTTGTCGGCTCCGTGACCGGCGGCGCTACGTGGGCGTGGGCGAGCGGCGTGACGCTGAACGTTCCGGCGGCTTCGAACCTGAACCCGCGTAAGGATCTGATCATTGCCCGGCTCACGACGACGGCTGTTGAGGGCATGAATGGTCTTTCGATCGAGTTGATTGAGGGCACCCCTGCGGCGGCTCCCACGGTTCCGGCCCGGCCTGACAACGCCGTTGCGCTGCTTGTGCTCGACGTCCCGAAGTCGTCGGCCACGTGGACGCTGACGGCTGTGCGCACGACGGGCCATTACGCCGACCAGGCTGCACTGTGCGACGGCTTCGCCGCTGTCGACTGGGCGGGAGTCCTGCCGTCTGCCGCGGGCTTCCCGACCGGCTTCACGCTGTACGACTACGGCACTAATCAGCGTTGGGTGCGGCGCGCGAATCAGTCTTGGTACACGACGGATTGGGGACCGTGGGTTGCCGTGTCGCTGCTGAACTTCACGGTCGGCTCGACGAACGTCACGACGTCGGGCGAGTTGTGGGTGCGTGAGTCGTCGGCGGCGTGGGAGTTGTCCGGCCGTGTCGACTTCTCCCCTGGCTTCACGCCGAACGGGCTCGTGTCGTCTATCGGGTCGGTGCCGTCTTCGATCTCGCGTCCGACGGCGCACGTCTACACGGTGGTGGGGCAGTCGTACAGTTCGGCTTCCGGCGTGAATGCGGCGCGGCTTGCGTACACGACTACGGGCGGGCTCGAACTGGGCGCGGACGGCGGGGGCACGATTTCGGCGCTGTACGTGAACGCGCAGCTTTCGAAGTCCCCGGCGAATAGCTAGTAGCCGACTCCCTTCATATATGTAGGGGGTACGCCTATGTCTGAATACGAAGTTCTTCAGGTGGAAGCCCGTACCGGCAACGTTGAAGCGACGTTGCCGGTTACTGGCATTTCCTACAGTGAGACGCTCAATGGCGCAGGGTCAGCGAGCCTCACTATCCCGCTCGACCTTGCCGACCCGGCCACGCTGAAGGTTGGGCGTAGCGCCCTTGTGCCGACGGCCGACGGCGAGCCCGTGTGGGGTGGACTGTTGTGGGGCGCTACTGCCGATCTGGCGGCCGGAACGCTGACGCTGAACGCTTCCGGGTGGCACAGCTATTACGACCGGCGCTACCTAGTGCGTTTCGTTCCGCGCTCCGGCCCTTCGCTGGGTGTCTGGTCTGGGTACACGGCGCGAAAAGAGCGCTCCGAAATGCTGCGCGATTGGTTCGAGTTGCTCGACAGCTACGGCGGGATCGAGACGGATACGTCGATGCTTACTGAGCGCGGCTTTTTCCGTAAGCGTGACTGGTCGTTCTCGGAGTTCAAGAATGCCGCGGAAGCCATCGACGAGCTTGCGGAGGAAGGCAGCGGGTTTGACTTTTGGTACGAGACGGTTTGGCGCAATGCCGCGCGCACTCGTATCGCTAATCGAATCCGAATGCGCTCGCGGCTGTCGCGCTCGTTCCCCACGCTGAAGCACCGCAGCAACGCCGACATTACCCAGGTCTCTTACGACGGCACGAAGTTGGGCACGCGAGTGTGGGCTTTCGGCGCGGACGACGGCAAAGGGTCGAAGCCTGTTGTCTCTCGTGACAACGCGCTCGACACGCCGACGCTGTATCAAGTGGCGACGTTCTCTGACGCTAAGGGCACGACGGTGCTTGCCCCGAAGGCTTCGGCTATGTCGGCCGTCAGTAGGGCGCATATCGCCATTCCCACGCTGACTCTGTACCCGGGCCTGTTCCGACCGTCCCAGTTCATGCCCGGAGCCGTGGGCTTCGTGAGAGCCGATGCCGGTTACGTGCAACTGAACGACGACTACGTGCTGACGGAACGACACGTGACCGTGGACGAAAACGGCACGGAATCCATTTCGCTGTCTCTCGCTAGTAAAGAGGTTTTCGTCAGTGACGATTCAAGCTAACGCGCGTCCGCCTTCTCTCGTGGCGGAGCTAAGAGAGCTTAAGCGGCGCCTAGACGCGCTCGAACGGAAGCCGAAGCTAGGCAGCGTGAATGAGCGCCTGCCGTACGGGTCGTTTCAGTCGCCGTCCCTGGAAGGCACTCCGGGCTCGACCACACACACTCTCGGAGTCATCAACTCGACCGGCCTGAACATGCCGACCCTGATCCTGCTGATTCCGTTCCACATTCCGCAGGGCACTTCCGCGGCGCTCGACGTGTCGGTAACGGTGTGGCTGCGCGACATGGTCAGCGGCTCGAAGACGCGTGAGATCACGCTTACGACGGCCGACGACACAGCGACGCCGGGCAACACGCGCACGATCACGTGGGCATGGAAGCACCCTCAGCCGGTCAGCTTCGACGACACGAACGAGTGGAAGGGCTTCGCCGTTGAGTACCGCGTGAACAAGCGCGCAGACTTCGGCGGGGAGTCGCTGACGGTCGGCATGGGGAACCCGCTGCTGATCACTGGCGTACCGGCCGACACGTACGAGGAAGAAGCCACGGACGGCAACCCGCGCATCGGCGGCTCGCTGACTCCGACGAACGGGGGGCCGGTCACATGGGCCTGAGCGACATGGTTGGGGCCGCGGAGATAGCGGGCGGCGTATGCCTGTTCTTGATGCTGGTCTATCGACAGGTGAAGACCGGCGCGCGGGATGCGTGGCGCGAGGAAGCTGAAGCGCAAACGGCGCGCGCTGACCGGCTGGAAAACGAAGTGGCGCGGCTTATCGGAATCGTCGAGCTTCTCCGCAAGGAAAACGGCGAGCTTCGGAAGCGCGTGGAAAACTTGATTGGGGGCGAGCGTGAGTAATCCTGATCTGATTCCCACGGTGCGCGTAATGGCGACGTACCTGGGCCCGGATAAGCGCCCCCTGAAGGGCTCCGTAACGTTCACCGGCCCTCCGCTTCTCACGTTCCCGGAAGCCGACCTGTTCATCGCCGGTTCGGTCGTCTGCACGCTGGACGAACAGGGGCGGATGATTGACCCGGCGGGGAATCTCGGCGTGCTGCTGCCCGCGACGGATTCGCCAAACATGAATCCGACGGGTTGGGCGTACACGGTGAAGGAGTCGCTGACCGGCGTCCCCGGAACCCGCACGTATGTCATGCTGCTGCCGCAGGACACGCCGGGTGGCAGCGTGGATCTAGCGGACGTGGCGCCGTCCGACCCCATGACGCCGAACTACGTGCCGGTGGTCGGCGCGAGCGCCTACGAGATTGCCGTACAGCAAGGCTTCGTGGGCACTGAGGCTGAGTGGCTCGTTTCGCTGAAGGGCGACAAGGGCGACCCCGGCAGCATCACTACCGTAAACGGGAAGACCGGCGCGGCCGTGACGCTGAACGCCGCGGACGTCGGAGCGCTCGCCCTTACAGGTGGCACGGTGACCGGCACGCTGCGGGTGGACACGGCTCAGCATGGCTTCACGTCGAAGTCGACGGTCACTGCGAATGGCCACGCTGTCACGGCATGGATGGCAGCGACGTCGGGCACGGGCTCAGCGCTCAACGCCGTGTCGGATAACCCGGGCTTCTCTGCCGTTCAGGTCAGCGGCAAGGAAACGAATACCGGCACGATAAAGGTCACGCACGATAAGGCGGCTTCCGCGGACGACTCCGGGGCGGCGGCATTGTCGATTGACCTCGTGGGCGCCGGTACTGCCGCTCAGGCAATCTTCATCAACTCGACGATTGACCGGCTCGACGGCGTACCGGGAACGACCGGCAACATCATCACGGTTCGGAACACGAAGGGCCGCGAGGATTTCAAGCTAGCCGGGAACGGGCGACTGTCGATGGGCGGCGCTATCGGCTACAACCCGACGGCGATGGTTGACCTTCGCATGCCGGACACGGCCGTACCCGCGCTGATCATCCGCGCATCCGGCACAACCGGCGCGAACCTGACCGAGTGGCAGCGGAGCACGGACGGCGCGACCCGTACGCGCATCTCCCCCACGGGTCAGCTCGTCACGCTGGAGACGCTGTACGCGGCCGGTACGGGCCTTCAGGTCGGCTCGACGTCGGTCACCTTCGGTGGCGGTAGCGGCGTGCTCGGTATTACCAACGCCGCAACGGAACCTTCGGCAGCGACGATCACGGGCGGCGGCGCGCTGTACGCGAAGGCTGGGGCGCTGTACTGGATCGGCTCGAACGGCACGAAGACGCTCCTTGCCCCTGCGTAATCCAGCCTGCTCACGTGAGTAGGTTGAGCCCCTCAGTAATCCGACTGGGGGGCTTCGTGCTGCACAGATTCGGAGAATGCATTGAGCATCGCAAAGCTCGTTTCCGTCGCGAAGGCGGAAGTCGGAGTACAGGAAAGCCGGGCGGGTGGCCACTGGGTCAACGACTCGAAGTACAACCGGTGGCTAGGGCGCATTCCCGGGTACGCGCGGGATGGCTACGGCTACCCGTGGTGCGCGGCGTTCGTGGCGTGGGTTGCCGACAAGTCCGGGCACGCGGCACTGTTCCCGAAGTCGGCTTCGTGTGCCGTCGGCGTGTCCTGGTTCAAGAACAAGGGCCGCTTCAGCGAGTACCCGGCGGTGGGCGCTCAGGTCTTCTTCGGCAACGGGGGCGGCACCCACACGGGTCTGTGCGTGGCGTACGACGCTGACACGATCACGACGGTTGAGGGCAACACGAACACGTCCGGCGGGGCTGAGGGCGACGGCGTGTACCTGAAGACCCGGCGGCGGCGTGACGCGCACGTGTACGGCTACGGCTACCCGGCGTTCGAGGGTGGCAGCGTGAGTGCCGACCCGTTCGCGGGGAAGTTCGGCTACCGCACGAAGGCGACCGGCAGTGTGTCCGACGTCTCCCCCGCTGAGCCGAAGCCGTCGGTTCCCAGCGAGCCGAAGCCGAAGGCCTACGAGCCGTTCCCGGGTGCTGCCTTCTTCAAGCGCGAGCCGAAGAGTGCGATCGTCACGGCCATGGGCAAGCGGCTCGTCGCTGTCGGGTGCTCTGCGTACGAGGACGGTCCGGGTCCCCAGTGGACGGACGCCGACCGGAAGAGCTACGCGAAGTGGCAGCGGAAGCGCGGCTACACGGGCACGGACGCTGACGGGTGGCCGGGCAAGACCACGTGGGACGCGCTGAAGGTCCCGAAGGTCTAACTCTCCGTAATCCGAGCCGTGTGGGGTATGTCCGTTTTTGCGCGGGTATACCCCCGGCCGGCCTGGGTCAAGATCGTAACTGAAAGTGAGGAAACCATGGGCGAACACAGCAAGCCGGGCGGCTCGTACCTGGGCGCCGTCCTGGGCTGGGCGAAGGCTCACCCGAAGCTCGTCAGTGCCGTCGTCGTCGGCGTCGTCGGCGTGGTCAGCGCGGTGCGTCCCGACTTCCCCGGCGCTGCCGTCGTAGGGCTCGTGCACTCCTTCCTGGGCGTCTGAGTCACCGACTCCCTTCCTGCCGTGTAGATCACCCCGGCGAAGGGACACGGCATGCCCTACTACAAGTCAATCGGTCTCATTGGCCCGGCTCAGTCCGGCAAGGACACGGTGGGCGCTCGACTCAGGCAGCGTTACGGCTATCAGCGCGTTGCGTTCGCCGACCCGTTGAAGCGTGCGGCGCTGAAGCTCGACCCGTTCATCCCCAACCATCTTGACGTGCCGGAGCGGCTGTCAGTGATCGTGTCGCGAATCGGCTGGGACACGGCGAAGGTCGTGCATCCGGAAGTGCGCCGGGTCCTTCAGCACATCGGGCAGACGGTCCGTGAGATCGATCCAGACTTCTGGATTCGCGCCGCCTTCCCGGCGATCGAAGCCGCGGAGCGCCTGAACCTGCCGGTCGTCGTCACTGACGTCCGGTACGAGAACGAAGCCCGCGCACTGAGGGACCGCGGGTTCAGCATGATCCGGGTCACGCGTCCGGGTGCTGGGGCTTCCGGCGACGCTGCGAACCACGCCAGCGAGACGGAGCTTGCCAACTGGGCGGCGGCGCTGACCATCGCCAACACGGGCACGCTCGACGACCTGAACCGGATCGTCGACAGCCTTCTACTGCCGCGCGCTGGGCGCCGCTGAGACTCACCCCCTACCGACTGCCTTCGGGTGGCCGGTAGGGGGATTTTCGCGTTTCCGGGGTTGCGGGTGCCTACTCACGTGAGTAGTCTCTGCCGTGTTGGTACACGACGAAGGGGGCAGGGATGATCAAGCGAGCGAAGGACGTCACGCTGGGGGACGTGCTCGTGACTGAGGCCGGACTCACGGACGTGAAGACCGTCAGTACGGACATGGTCACGGGTACAACGATGATCGGCTGGGGCAGGGACGCGCTGATCTTCCTGCCGCATGAAGAAGTCGAGACGCTCTAGTTTCTCGAAAGCGCCTAGCCTACTCACGTGAGTGGGCTAGGTTGAAGCTCCGCACCACAACCGAAGGGAAGCAACATGGAAAGCCCGCTGTTCGTCGAAGAGCTTGACGGCCCCACGTACCCCACGGCATACGACGCGCTCGAAGCGTGGTGGGCGCAGAACCCGGAGCACGACCCGCGCCCGTGGGAAGATGAGAGCACCGGCCCCGTGTGGTCGAACTACGGCGGTTGGGTCGCGTAGCACTGAGCGAAGCCCCTGGGGAAACCTGGGGGCTTTTCGTGTTGCCCTGGGACTTGCACCTGCCTACTCACGTGAGTAGTCTGTTCCTTGTAAGAACACAGCGGCGAAGGGGAACGAAATGAACATCGGACTGATTGACTACATGGCCATCAACCCGAAGACCAACCGGCCGATCAAGAAGCGGGTCACGGTCTACAAGGCGGAGTCTGAGGCCGACGCCCGCGCTCAGCACAACGCGCGGATCGAAGCCGGGGAGCTTGAGGCCCCGGCCCGAACCGGCGGATGGTACGTGAAGCGCTAGACAGGAAGCCCCCGGGGAAACCTGGGGGCTTTTCGCGTGTTCGGGTTGTGCCTACTCACGTGAGTAGGCTAGGGTCAGCTACGCAGGACGACGACAGCGACAAAGGGGCGGACATGGCAGCGGCGAAGACGACCTACACGGCGAAGCACCCGGAGACCGGCGAGACGGTCAAGGCTGTCAAGGGTGGCCGCGCCATCGCGTGGTTCACGTGGATCGACTTTGGCGACGGCTTCGTTCACGTTGGCTACTCGTCGGCTGCCACGCTGAAGGCCGCGGAGAAGGCGCCGCGTAGCTCGAACCCGTACGGCAAGCGCTACGCCGCCACTCCCGCTACGGTCGTCGAGCCGAAGCCCGCTGAGGAAACCCAGCCTACTCACGTGAGTGAGCTGGACACCGCCACCGCGGAGCCCGTAGAGTCGGCACCGCAGGACAACAACAACAAGGAAACGGGGGGCCGGACCATGGCCGCTAAGAAGCTGAAGCTGAAGGACGTTCGGGGCGACGTGCTCGTTGGCGCCGTTCCGGGTGCCGTCGCTATCCACGCGCTGAACAAGGCTGACGATGCAGGCTGGTGGGTGCCGATGTGCCCGACCCGCACGAAGACCCCGATTCAGCTTTGGGGCACGGCCATGGAGCAGAAGCCGGAACTTGAGCTGTGCGCCGCCTGCTCGAAGGTCGTGCCGACCGGCGACGTGATCGTGACCGAAGAGCCGGTTGAGGTGCCGGGCCTGAACATGACGGTCACTCAGAAGATCATCACGCCCGTTGACGCCGACGGCACGTACAACGCTGCATTCGAGTCGGCTCGCGCCCAGGGTGCCGACCACGCCGAAGCCGCCGACCGTGCCAAGGAAGCACGCGACGCGTACAACAAGGGAGAGAACACCATGCCGAAGACTGCCGCGAAGCCGGAGCCGACGCAGGACACGGACGAGAAGATCAGCGCCGTGCACGATCTTGTCGACCTCACGAAGAGCGCGACCGACGCCGACGCCGTTCAGAAGTTCACGGAGCGCGCTGAGGAGATCATCAAGACCCTGCCGACCGGCAAGCGCAACGACCTGCGGAAGACCGTCAGCGACGCGAAGAAGGCACGGCTCGCTGAGCTGAAGCCCGCTGAGGCCGCGCCGTCCACGGAGGTTGCCGTTCGCGGCGCCAACAAGCCGCACAGCCGCTCTGGCGCCAACCCGGCCCCCGACGTCGCTGAGGACTTCTACAAGTACGACGGCGTGAAGAAGCTCGTCACCGACGGCGTGAAGCTCTTCAACCAGGGGCTTGACCTGGGCCTGAAGCTGGGCAACGTCGGTGAGAAGCTCGCGCACACGATCCTGGACGTCCGTACCCGCATCCCCAACCCGGACGCTGACAACCTGCCCGACCTTATGGCCGACCGGAAGACGACGAAGAATGCCGCTTCGGAGATCTACAACAAGGTCAAGGAAGGCATCGCCGACGACGACGTTGAGCGTCTCGCGGCCCACGCGTCCATGGTCCGCGCGTCTCAGAACAAGATGAGCGATGTGCTGGTCGAGTGGCTGGAGTCGTTCGACGGTCCGGACCGTGAGCAGTCGCGCAGCATCATGGACGAGCTGTTCCCCGGCGCCACGAAGAAGCTCGACGGCAACGCGGAGCTTCGCGCTGAACTGGAAGCTGAAGGCAAGGCCGATGACCCCTCGTTCCCGGACGAGCTGAAGCCGTCCGACGCCATCCGCGCGCTGTACGAAGAGCACGACATCGAGCTTCCCCGCTACGGCCGCACGGAGCTTGCCCGCTACGACCGGCGCGTGAAGGCAATCGAGTCGGCCACGAAGGAACTGGAGACGCTGAAGGACTCCGACCAGGACGTGAACCCGCAGCAGGTCGAAGCCCTTCAGGAGAAGGTGAAGGAACTGACGGCCGAAGTGCCCGCCGACTACCTTGCCGAGAAGCTCGCGCCGGTCAAGGAGAAGACCGACGCCGAGAAGACGAAGGAAGCGCTCGACGCCGTCAAGGCTCAGCTTGAGAAGGCCGGGAAGCGCTTCGCGAAGGTCAAGGCCGCGAACGAGAAGCGGAAGGCGAAGGCAGCGCTGTACGACATCATTCGCGCGGCGGCGAACGACTTCGACCTTGACCTGAGCGCCCTGGTCACGAGCGACGACGACGAGTAATCAGCCGGACACACTGAGTGGCGCCCCTGGGAACGGTCCTGGGGGCGCCGCTCGTAGAAGGGGGCACAGCATGGGACGGAAGACCAGTAGGGACGGCCGGGTGACTGGCTTCGGTTACGGGCACTCAACCGTCGGACTGGCAGCGGCGGACTCAGTTCTCTTGAAGGGTGAGATCACAGACCCAGGCCCGGACTATGGGCGACCGGTGAGGCTGCGCATGACGCCGGACGAAGCCCGAAGGTGGGCAGAGCACCTGGCCGAAGCCGCGGACACAATCGACGCGCGACAGAAGCGCCTGCGGGAAGCCGCGAAGGAGACGAACCATGGGTGAGCACCTGACCGTCGAGTCGTTCAACAGCAGCGAGACACACGCCGTACTGAAGGAATCGCCGACGCCCCACATGACGGAATGCGGAACGATGGCAGGCTTCCCGGCGGGCAAGGGTGAGCCGACGTGTGGCGCCTGCCGGACGGCGCTGGGACTGCCGGTCGAGAAGGGGCGGCAGCAGTGAGTGACCCGAAGTGCGTCTCAGCCGGTCGTGAGTCGAGCCCGTGTGATGGGGGCGTGGCCTTCCGCATGTACCTTCCGGCTGTCCATCAACTCAGCGACGAAGAGCCGCAGTACGTCTACGCGTGCAAGCGGTATGACCACCTGGGCGTAGCCGTGTCCGGAGCCGCAAGCCCCGGAATGCCCCTTGCTGTCGAACGGGTTGAGGGGTAGCCGTGGCCATGTCCGGCAAGCGGGAACGGCGCGCGTGTTCCGTCTGCGGCGAAGACCGGCCCGTGAAGCGGATTCGTGGCAGGGTGCTCGTCTGGGTCCACTACCCCAGCGGGACCATGTGCCAGGGCAGTAACCAGCCTCCGCGCCCCTAGGCGCCCCTCACAGCCCCGTCGGGTCTCCACGTACCGGCGGGGCTTCGTCATGCCCTCACAGCGCCGTACAGCGCCGACCAGCCATGCGTGATGCTGTGACGCTGTGACTTCTTTTCTGAATTCACATAAGACATCTCTATAGGCAATCCGAAGTCGACGTCCCAGCGTCGCAACGTCACGCACGTCCCCGACTCCCTTCAAACCAGGTAGACAACTCCTGCGCTGAAGGGGGCACACAGTGCCGAAGATTCGCACTATCTACCGTGGCGGAAGCCGCTTCTACGTCCACCCGATCGAGCGCGACCTAGTGCACCCGGGTGTGACTTCCGTGATCGGCATGCTGCCGAAACAGAACTTCCTCGGACCGTGGAACGCGAAGATGGCTGCGACGCTCGCCGTCGACAGCATCGACTTCGTTGCCGACATGGCAGCGCGCGACCGCGACGGCGCGATTCAGTACCTCAGCGGCGCCGCCCGCCGGTACACGAAGGTTCGCGCTGACGTCGGGTCGGAGGCTCACGACCTGTTCGAGCGCATCATGCGCGGCGAGTACGTGGGGCGCGTGCGCGACGATCTGACGCCGTACGTGACGCACTTCCGCGAGTTCCTCGAAGCCGTCAACCCTGAGTTCGTGCGCGCTGAGGACGTGGCGTGGTCGGACACGTACGGGTACGCCGGGTCGTTCGACGTGTGGCTCCGTGTGTGGCTCGACGCTGCGGGCAACATCACGCCGGACCGTTCGGGCACGCCGCACTTGATCATGGCGGACTGGAAGACTTCGAAGGCGACCTACCCGGACGTGGCACTCCAGCTAGCCGCCTACATGCGCGCGGACTTCGTCATCGACGGCGAGACCGGCGAGACGGAACCCATGCCCGCTTTCGACGGCGCGGCCGTCCTGCACATCACTGACGAGACGTGGGCGTTCAAGCCGGTCGAGACGGGTGACGCCGTGTTCGCTGAGTTCCTCCGTCTCCGCGGCACGTTCGACTGGGACCGTGAGCTGTCGCGGAAGGTGATCGGCAAGCCCCTGGCGAAGAAGGCCGGGAAGCTCGTGACCGGCACTCAGCGGAGGGCGCGCTAGTGGCAACGCGAACCATGAAGGGGCCTGAGCCGCTGTACCGGCTGAAGGTCGAGCGCGCCGTCATGAAGCCGAACCCGGAGTACACGGGGTACGGGTGTGGCGTGCTGCCGTACCTGCCGACCGGCGAGACGCACACGGAGTACTTCGGCCCGTACGTCCGGCGCCACGCAGCGACCAGTATGAAGGGGGTCGAATCGGCTTACGGGCATGTCGTGTCCGCTGAGATCGAAACCTGTCGGCCTGAGTGGTCGCCGGTCAGTTAGTCACCGACTCCCTTCCTGGTCTTCAGAAGATCAGGAAGGGAGTTTTTCGTGTCTGGACCCAACTGTCTGTGCAATCCCCAGCGTTCCGGCCTCTGCGGAAGCTGCGGCGGCTAGTCACCGACTCCCTTCACCCCAGTCGTAAGCAACCCGCTGAAGGAGAATGCCCGTGCTCGACTTCCTGAAGGTCTTCGCCGTCTGGTTCGTGCTCGCCGTCGTCGGCCTGGCCGTGGCCGCGCTCGCCGTCATGCTGTACCTGGCCCTGTGGCACCACCACAACGCCGCCGTTCCCGCGCTGGGCTTCGTTGACTGCACGTACGTCGTGGGCCTGGTCGGCCTTCTGGGGCTCGCCGTGTCGCCTGCTACGCGCAACTAGCGGCCGGTTGCCCCAATCCCCCACACGGAACCCCTCAGTGCCTCACAAGGGCGCTGGGGGGTTTTTTGTATTCCCCTTTGTGTCAGGTCACCGACTCCCTTCACCAAAGGGGACAGAGAAACACGAGACGGGCGGGAAGCCGGAAGCGCTGAGTGCGCCGACCCTTCCCGCCCGCCTATCAAGGGAGATCCCTAGTGGCTGGCTTCAACCTGTGGGCGACCGACCCGGACAACAAGCCGAAGGCGCGCGAGACGTACACCGATGACACGGTCGGCCGTCTGCACTCCGGCTACATGGACGAGACCGGCAAGAAGCCCCGTCCCGTTGCGCTCAGCGAGTGGCGCGTCAGCACTGGCGAGAAGGTCGTGTCTGAGGCCGTCGCCCAGCTCTTCGGCGGCACGCCGGTCGAGAACGAGGAGTCCACGTCTGAGAACTTCATCGACGTGTTCACCTCCGCCACGAAGATCCCCGTGATCATCGAGCCGGACGGCATCCACGCCGACATGAAGCAGTGGGTGAACGGCAAGCTGATCCATCACTGCGACGGCGTCAACTTCGTGTCGCCCGACGAGAAGAAGGGTGAGCCCTGCGGCTGCCCGACTCTGTTCGCTGAGCGCAAGCAGGCTGCGAAGGACTATCAGGGGCCGAACCCTTCGATCACGGTGACCTTCCGCCTTGCCGACGATCCGGAGCTGGGCAAGTTCAAGTTTCAGACGGGTAGCTGGACGCTCGCTGCGGTGCTCCATGAAGCCATGGACGCGCTTGACCGTGTCGGCACGACGGCGCTCGCGAACCTTGAGCTTGAGTACGTCGAGTACACGCCGTCGAAGGGGCCGATGCGGAACAAGCTCGTGTCGTACACGAAGCCCGTGATCCGGGTTATCAAGGCGTACAACGACGCCATTGCCGAGTGATCGCGCGCGAGGCAGCGTCACCGGAAGCGTGGGCGCATGTCATGGCGAGCGCGAGTGACGAAGCTGTGCGGGCTCCGCTGTGGCAGTACCCGCCGGAAGCTCGTCGCGCCGTCCTTCATCAACGTGCCCGCCGATTCGGCATGCCGACGGCCGACGACTTCGACCCGGAGTACAGCTAGTGGCACAGCGAGGAACGGTCACCGACTACGCCGGGGAAGCCCTGTACGTCGGTGACCTAGTCAACTACGCGACCCGTTGCGGGAACGGCACCCGCGCCGCTGACGCAATCATTCGGGAAATCGAAATCCGGCGCTTCAAGGGCAAGCGGATTCCATTCCTGAAGATTCAGCCGACCGGCGTGGAATCCCGTGACGGGTTGACGGAGCGCAAGTCATTGCGCGCGGAGTGGATAGGGACGGATCACGTGCGCCTTCTGCGCAGCAACGTGACCGGCCAAAGGAACGGCTGAACACGGAGCCCCCGGCGGAGCAATGCGCTTCGTACGGGGGCTTTTCGTGTTTCAGCCTACTCACGTGAGTAGGTTAGGAAATGGCGACAGAACTGTTCATTGGCCCGAAGAAGGCGCCTGCCCTGGGCGACGTCCGGGCACTGACGTCGGGTGACACGGTCTTTATCGTGAAGGGCGCGACCGATCGGGGCGACTGGGGACGCTACCTTGACGCGCTGGGTGTGGCCATTACCCGCGGCGCTTCGATTACGTGGTGGGGCCAGTGAGCGCACACCCGCCGAAGTGCCCTTGCCAGCCCTGCCGGAACAAGCGGCGGAAGGCATACATCAAGGACTATTACCGCAAGCTCCCGAAGGACAAGCGGCACACGCTGAGCCAGAAGCGCCGGGCCACGGCCTACGGGGTCGAGCACGCGGAGTACAGCCGCACGGAGATCATGCGCCGCTGGGGGTATCGCTGCGCCTACTGCGACGATCGCGCGACCCATCTCGACCACGTGCACCCGCTCAGCAAAGGGGGCGCCGACGCTGCGCACAACATGCTTCCGGCGTGCGCTCCCTGCAATCTCAGCAAGGGCGCTAAAACGCTCGCCGACTGGGCGATGACGTTCGGACCGGCGGCAGGTAACCGACTCCCTTCTAAGCCCCCGAAGCCAGAGAGAAGGGACCTTCCATGGAGTTTGTAGACCTGCTCAGCCGGTTCAGCAGCGTCCAGCCGCACGACGACGGCGGGTACATCGCGCTGTGCCCGGCGCACGACGACAGCAAGCCTTCGCTGCGTATCTGGCGGGGCGACGACCTGAAGGTTCGGCTCACGTGCCGGGCGTCGTGCAAGCCGGAACAGGTCGTCAAGTCGGCGGGGCTTCGCTGGGCAGACCTGTTCAACGCGACCGGCGAGGGGGCGACCGTCCCGAAGGAGCGACCGCAGATGGTTGGCCCGGCGAACGTGGTTGCGCTCCGCATGTGGCTGGAGTCGATGAAGCCCACGCCGGACACGTTGGACGCCGCACTGTACGCCGCGGAGCGCTTCGGTATCTCGTACGCGGACTATGACCGGCTGGGGCTGCGCTTCTCTACCGGCGCCCCGTCGAGTGAGCGACCGGCGTTTGTGTCGTCGGCCTTCCAGCGCTTCCCGCGGCTCGTCGTTCCGCTGAAGGGCTTCGACGGCGTGACCCGTGGTGCTCAGGGGCGTGACCTCAGCGGGAAGTGCCCTGGGCGGTGGCTGAGCCTGAGCAACCCTGAGGGGCAGAGGTGGGCGCCGTACGGCGTGTTCCGGGGCGAAGCCGGGTACGGGGTCATGCTGGTCACTGAGGGTCCCGGCGATGCGCTCACCGCTGTGTCCGTCGGCTATGACGCCGTTGCCGTCCGGGGCGCTTCGCTGGCCAACAACCCGGAGCTTGTCGCGGAGCTTGCCGAGGGTCTGAGGGGCGTTCAGGTCGTCGTGTGTGGAGACAACGACACGGCGGGCACGTCCTTCACGCTGCGGCTGTCTGAGGGGCTTGCCGCCCACGGCATCGACGTGCACGCGCTGACGCTCCCCCAGCCCGGCGACGACTTGACGGATTGGCGCGAGCGTGACCCGGCGGGCTTCCCTTCGGCCCTTCACGCTGCCGTCAAGTCGGCTCGCCCCGTGCGTGACCGTGCGCAGGTCGAAGCCCAGCACCGTAAGGCCGAAGTAGCCCAGCGGACCGGCGCCGTTCAGATCAGCAGCGACCAGGGCGCCGACGCTGCGCGCATCCTGGGTGACCTTGTGTCGACGTACGGCGAATCGGACGCGATGAACGCTCACGCATTGGTCGCGTGGACGGACGGCCGGATTAAGTACGCCCCCGGGTTGGGCTACTTCGTGTGGGACGGCGTGACGTGGGTGAAGTCGGCGACGCGCGTGCGGCAGGAGATCCACGCCATGGGGGCGGCGCTCGTGCTCGCCGGGTGCCTGCCAGAGTCGCGCGGCTTCACCATGACGACGCGTATCGACGCGCTCATGACGGAGCTTCGCAGCGTGCCCAGCGTGTACGTGGACGCTGAGGAGTTCGACGCGAAGCCGCACCTTCTGAGCTTCGCGAACGGCGTCGTCGACCTGCGCACCGGCAAGCTCCGCGCGCACGACAAGGGCGACATGCTGACGGTCTCCCTGCCGCTGGAGTACGACCCGACGGCGAAGGCTCCGCGCTGGGAACAGTTCCTCACTGAGATCTTCCCGGACAACGCCGATCTTGTCGGCTACATGCGTCGGCTCGTCGGCTACGGCATCACGGGCAACACGAGCGAACAGTGTTTTGGGGTTTTGTGGGGAAAGGGTGCCAACGGGAAGAGCGTCTTTACGGAAACTCTGACCGACGTGTTCGGCCGGATCACGAAGACGACTCCCTTCGCCACGTTCGAAGACAAGGGCAGCGGAGGGGGCATTCCGAATGACCTTGCCGCGCTTCGCGGTGCCCGGCTCGTCATGGCGTCCGAGGGTGAGTCCGGCAAGCCCATGTCGGAAGCCGTCCTGAAGCGCGTCACCGGCAAGGACAAGGTCACGGCGCGCTTTCTGCGGCAGGAGTTTTTCACCTTCGCGCCGACATTCCTGATCCTTCTCGCCACGAACCACAAGCCGAAGTTCAAGTCTCAGGACGAAGGGCTTTGGCGGCGCGTGAAGCTCATTCCGTTCACCCGGTATTTCGCGCCGCACGAGCGCGATTACGACCTTGACCGGAAGTTGCGCGCCGAATCTGCGGGCATTATCGCGTGGGCGGTGCGCGGCGCCGTGGAATGGTACGCGGAAGGGCTGCGCGACCCGGAGTGCATTTCCAGCGCAACGCGCGAATACCGGGCCACGTCCGATGCGCTCGCCGGATTCTTCCCGGGCATTCTCGAACCGGCCGACGACTCGCACATCATGCCCGGCGCCGACGCGTACACGGCTTACACCGACTGGTGTGAGGCGGAAGGACTCCAGCGCAAGGAAGTGTGGTCGCGTAAGGCCTTCTACGGCGCCATGGAAGAGCGCAACGTGTCGAAGATGAAGACGCGTGCGGGTATCGCGCTGATCGGCGTGCGAGTGGCCGACGCGCCTGCCGCGCCGACTGGACCCGGCATCTTCGCGAAGGACTGAGCGCGAAGCGCCCCAGCTTACTCACGTGAGTAGGTTGGGGCGCTTTTGCATGCCCGCGGCGCCCAGGTCACCGACTCCCTTCCTGGCCAGTGAGTGAAGGGAGTTGAGACATGATCACGTATCACCATGCCGTGGCCGGGGAAGTCGTCACAATCCGCATTCCGGAAACTGACGCCGACCTTCGCGAATTCATGCATTGGGCGCGCACGAAGCCGGAACTTGCGCTCGACACGGAAACGACCGGGCTCGATATCTACGCCGCCGGTTACCGCCTCCGCACAGTGCAATTCGGCACGACGCATGAAGCGTGGGTTATCCATTACGAGCTGGGTGGGCGCTTTCAGGAAGCCGCCGACTGGGTGCTGAAGCACTGCCCGCGCTTCCTGATCCACAACGCGCCGTTCGACTGGCTCGTGCTCGACGCGCACACGCCTGTGTCCATGGAGTCGCTCGCCCCGCGCACGACGGACACGAAGATCAAGGCAACGCTGATCGATCCGCGGCAGCCTCAGGAAGGCGGCATAGGGACCGGCCTGAAGCCGCTGAGCGCCTACTACGTGGATCCGTCGGCGGCAGACACCCAGGGCGACCTTACGGCGGTTTTCCGGGAACTGAAGCTGACGAAGGCAACCGGCTTCGCGCTGATCGACCTTCGGCACCCGACCTACAACTTGTATGCCGGTCTCGACGTGATTTACACGGCGCGGCTGAACCCGTGCCTTGACGCCGAACACACGCGCCTGAGCATCCGTCCGGCGCTTCTGGAGTACGAGCACGAGATTGCCTACATGTGCGCCTACATGCAGCGCGCGGGGCTCGTGCTCGATCTTGAGTATGTCGACACGCTCCGCCGCATGTTGCGCGAGGAAGAGTCGAAGTACCTTGAGATTGCCGCCGGTTGGGGCGTGCAGTCGGTCAACTCCGGCGCCCAGGTCTCGGAAGCGCTGCTTGCCATGGGTGAGACGCTCACAGAGACGACCGACGGCGGGGCGCTGAAGGTCGACAAGGAAGTCCTACTCCCCCTCGCCGACCTAGACCGGGATTGGGACCGTATCGGGGCGCGTGAGCCGAACCCGCTCGCCTATGCCGTCCTGAAGGCGAAGCGCGCGGGTAAGTGGGTGACGAGCTACGCCGACAAGTTCGCGGCGAATCATGACCCGCTGGGGCGCATCCACCCGACCATTAACACGCTCCAAGCACGCACGGGGCGCATGTCCATCACGGGCGACTTCGCGGCTCAAACGCTGCCGTCGTCCGACTGGATGATTCGCCGCGCCGTCGTGGGTGACGCGCCGGATCACGTCATGGGAAGCGTCGACTTCCAGGCAATCGAAATGCGCGTGCTCGCGGCCCTGGCCAATGTGAAGCGCATGAAACACGGCTTCATCAATGGCGGCTCCGACTTCGACATTCACATGTACACGGCGCAGCTCATCAAGGGCGAAGGCGCCACGAAGCGTCACCGAAAGGTCTTCAAAGGCGCCGGGTTCGGAAAGGTCTACGGTGGCGGCATCCGCACGATTAGCAGGCAGACCGGCGCACCTGAGGCTGAGATTGCCCACGCTGTGCGGGAGTACGATCGTGTGTTTCCGGAGATCAAGCGCGCGTCGTCGAAGTGGCAGCGGGAAGCGCGGGCAACCGGCCTAGTCACTGTGTCCGTGACCGGCCGTCGCCTTCCGCTCGACCGGCACCGGACGTACGCCGTCGTGAACTATCAGTGTCAGTCCGCGGCGCGTGACGTCCTGGGGCAAGCCATGATGAACATGCGCGAAGCCGGTCTTCTGGAGTACATGAAGCTGCCGATCCATGACGAGATCGTGTTCAGCGCCCCGAAGTCGGACGTCAAGGACATTGCGCGCGAGTTTGAGCGCTGCATGACCATGGACCTGTTCGGCGTGCCGGTCGTCGCTGAGGCGGAACTAGGTGGGCGCTCGTGGGGCTCGCTGTACGGCGCTGACGTCTGATCTGTTCAGCCTGAAGATCACGCGCAAGTAACGATCCAGCCTACTCACGTGAGTGAACTGAGCATCATCCGAAAGTCTGATCGAAGCCCCGTTGCCTGTTAACCGAAGGTAACGGGGCTTCCTGCATATGCCACTGCCGTACTTCTCAAGGATGAGACGGCGTCACGCCTTCGAATCCTCAACAACTGCCCGGCCCTGAGCCGGGTCTTCCCTAGTGCCACGGCGAAACAAGTGACTACTCACGTGAGTAGTCACATGGTTATGTACGTGGTGCACGACGGACCGGAAGTGATCAGCCCCCGTCGGCAAGAGTCGGTGACCGATCGGTCACTCCTGCATGCCCTCCAGCGCGTGCAGACCTTGCCGTGAACAGGCTGTGACGCCCTGCCGTCGCCCCTAGGTCACCGACTCCCTTCACCGGAATCACACCGACCTAGGGAGCAACACAGTGCTGACCATCGACACCATTCGCGCCGCCCAGGACAACGACCTTGCCGCTACGACGGCCGTCATCGAGTGGACTGAGTCCCGTGTCCAGCGTCACGCTGAGATCGCCGCTCGCCGGATCGCCCCGCACGGTGGCGCCGCCTTCGCGAACTACCGCGAGGAGTTCGTACAGATCGCTCGCATTGCCGTCTGGGACTCCCTGAGCCGCTTCACTGACGGCACGGTCGACTCGTTCGAGCGTTACGCGTTCACGACGATCGAAAACAAGCTGAAGGACGAAGTGCGGAGCGCGCGCAACAGTGGCGGTGCTGTCGACGAGAATGCGATGAAGACCTTCGCGGCCATGGTCGAAGCCGCCGACGGCGACGCGTACGAGGCGGCGAAGCTGTGCCAGACCATCCCGCCGAAGGGGCGCCGACTCAGCGCGGACCGTGCCGAAGCCGCCCGGCTCGCGTGGCAGGGGAACGTGTCTCTCGACAAGCCGGTCAGCACGTCCGAAGCCGGTGAGTCCACGCTTGCCGACTTCCTCCCCACGTACGACGAACAGCCCGACGGCGAGATTCGCCCGAAGGTTGGCCACGGCGCGGCGCTCGAAGCGCTCGCGGTGCTCCGCCGGTACACGGGTGTCGAAGTTCAGCGCATGACCCCGGGCGGGTTCACCGGCAACCTTCCCGCGCTCGTCGAGACGCTTGAGGACACCGTGCGGGTGCCCGCTGACCCGACTGAGCGCCGGTACGTGCTCGACGCTATGGCCGTGCTCCGGTCCGCCGTGTCGACGGCTACGGAAGGCGCCCTGATCGAAGAACTTCGGGACGTCCGTGACGAGCGCATGGCCGACAGCCGCGAGAAGCACGAGCGCGTGAACGACACCCTTGACTCGATGGGGCAGGCGCAGCGCGATGTACTCCGCCACTCCTTCGGCATCAACGGCGCCACCGACTTCGGCTGGGGTGACGGGTGCGACATGGACGGGCTGTGTGCCGCACTCGGCATGACGTACGTCAACGCGAAGGCTCACCGCGCGAAGGGCCGGAAGGCTTTCGCGAAGCGCTACGCCGCCGCTGTCGCCCTTACCGGAGCTACCGCCTACGCCGCGGAGCTTGAGGCCGCTGCCGCTTCGACGCTGACGAACAAGGGCCGCAAGTAACCGACTCCCTTCACGGCAATCAGAGACAACGAAACGGAGAAGCGACATGCAGACCTACGCCCTTCCCAGCGGCCACACGGTCACCGTTCAGCGCGTCGGCCATGACATCGAGTTCACGACCCGGAACGCCGACGGCGACGTGATCTCCACCGTGCCGCGCACCTTCGCGGAGTCGGTTCCGCTGCTGCGAAAGCTCGCCTGCCGCGCCGTCTAGCAGTACGGGGCTCCGGCCCCACAAGCCCGCGCCGTAACCGGTACGGCTCGAAGGGTTCGACTCCCTTCGCGGGCACGCAAGCACACATCACGGCGAGGAGAGACGACGTGAGCAACACGACGAAGTTCATCATCTGTGCCCTGATCTTCACGGCCTTCGACCTGGGCGCCTTCTACGTCGTCCGCTGGGTGGTGGGCGCATGAAGGTCTGGCGAGTCGGCCACGAGTCCGCACGATACGAGTCCTTCCCCGCCGGACCGTACGCGTGTAGTGAGGTACTGCCGCGGGAAGTCAATGCCGCCGTCTGGGCAATGGGCATGGACCACGCCGACTACGACCACCCATCGCCGTACGCCGATCGAGCCCTTCGCGGAATTTCGTACTTCGAGCGGTGCGGGTTCAACTCGCGCGAAGCGTTGTGCGACTGGTTCGCCGACTGGTTCGAAGCGCTCGACGGCGCCGGATTCCGCGTGTGGGAGTACGACGTCCCCGACGAGTTCGTACGCGTGGGCGCCGACCAGGGTCAGGTGTGCTTCCGGCCTGAGAAGGCGAAGCCCCTGAGCTGCGAACGCTTCGCGCTGAAGCCTGAACAACTGGAGTTGTTCGCATAAACGCGCATGAAGAAGCCGCGCAATTGCTGGGCGAGAAGCTAGACGAATTCATGAAGGAGTGGAACAGAATGCTGAAGGTCACCACCGAAACGAAGGCCGTCATGCCGTGCGACAAGGGCCGGGTGATCGGCTTCGTCAAGTCGGACGAGCCGGGGAAGATCAGCCTCGCCATTCCGGCCGACCGTGCCGTGATGACTCCGGCTCAGGCCCGACAGTTGGCTGCATGGCTCGCCGATGAAGCCGCGAAGGCTCAGCCGACGACGGCGACGGGCCTGAGCGACTGGTCGACGGCTGAGGCGAAGCGGCAGGCCGAAATACAGGCAGCGCTGAACAGGGACCGGATCGTCGACCGCAACGGCCGGACGTGGGAGCGCCGCCGCAACGTCTGAGCCGACCAGCAACCGGGGCGCTTCAGCCTACTCACGTGAGCAGGTTGGAGCGCCCCCGTGGGGAGAGAACCTTGATCGGCGTTCCTGACAACGTGCACGTAGTGCTCGCTGAGCCGTACGAAGACGACACGCCCGACGTATCGCAGTACCCGGACTGCCTGCTTGCCGCATGGATCGTGAAGGAGAGAAACGCGTGAAGAAGACCCTTGCCGCTGCCGCCGTTGCCGCCGTCGCCCTGGGCGCGCTGACCGGCTGTTCGCTGACCGACGACGACACGGAGTGCACGACCTACAGCACGGTGGCTTTCTCGCCCCCGCGCCCTGCCCCGCCTGCCCCTCGCCCCGTTGCTCCGGCTCCGCGGCCGGGCGCCCCGAAGCCCAACTTCAACAAGCCGCCGAAGGCGCCGAACGGGCAGGCTCAGCCCAGCCTTCCCCGGGTGCACACGACGTGTTGGGAGACGGGCGAGAAGTGATCTACGCCGTTCTCGTAGGGCTTCCCGGCCACGGCTTCGGCCCGGCAGTCTGGCACCCGTTCCGAGACGCATGCTGGGGCGCCGACGTCGTGCCGGAGTTCGTCGACGTGACGGAGTCCGACTCGCGCGCCGACGGAGTCACCACCGTGCCGACCTACCGCATCTTCGACGACGCCGACCCGTACGGAGAGCCGATCGCTGAGCACGTGGGCATGGCCGACGCCGACACGATCCGTGCGCTTCTAGAGAAGGGGCTCAACCTACTCACGTGAGTAGGCTGATCATGCTACGTTGGAGCCTCGCAACGACGAAGGGAAGCATGATGACCGCCACGGAGAAGCGCCCGAAGACGAAGGCCGCGAAGGACGTCAAGGCTGGCGACTGGGTCACGTTCGGGAACATGTCGTACAGCGTCCATCGCGTGGAAGTCGATGAAGAGACCGACACCACGTTTCTCGCTATCGGCTACAGCGGCACGGAGTTGAAGTCGAACCGGCGCGTCAAGATGCACTACCCCAGCTAAGCCTTACCTAAGCGCCCCAGCTTACTCACGTGAGTAGGTTGGGGCGCTTTCGTGTTTCCTGACACAGCGTCAGAAACTTGATCAGTTACACGCTGGCGCACGCCGGTGGCGCGTCGTAACCTCGTACATCCGTTCGAACGCAAACAGACTCATCCGTCGGTTTCACTACGCCCACGGTTGTACGACCTGAGTAGGAGTGATCACATCGTCTTCACGAATGACGGAAAGTCATCGGCCGAAAACGCACTATGGAAGCCGAAGTTCCGCAACCTTGGGGGTCAAGCCATGCCGCACGCCGTTCCGTTCACGCTCTCCCTGTCCGTCTGGATACCGACGGGACCGGCGCGAGTGTGGCACCCCTGTGACCTGCTGGGGGACGCCATAACCGACGAACTCATCAACGCGTGCAGCGAGTTGAAGGCTGTCTTCCGGGCACACGGTCGGCTCGTCGCGCGCATCCTGTCGGCTCCGGCAGTGCCCAGGTACGACGGCTTCCGGCTGATCGGCCGTCGGAAGGACACGGGGCTTCTCGTGGCGGCAGTGGAGTGGACCCGGTCCCCCGAAACCAGGGCGCTTGTCCCGTTTCCGGTGACGTGGACGGCGTGCGAATACGTACATCCGGAAGATTTCGTTCCTGTGGCGTGAACTCAACGAACGAAACTCCGTATACGTGGCGCCTACATGCGACCATCAAGACACAAGCCGTTGAAACGGCAACAACCACCCATCGGGGGACGCACCTTGCGTAACAAGATCATTCTTCCCGCGGCAAGCCTGGCTTCAGCCGCCGCAGCGTTCGGCATCGGAGCGCTCGTCTTCACCGGCCCCAGCAAGCCCGCTGACGCGTCGCCACTGCCCCAGCCGACCAAGACGGTTACCGCCCCGCCGGTCGTCGTCGAGAAGGCCACTGAGGGCGCCCAGGACGACGTGCAGCGAGTCGGCACCCGCACGGTTCCGGCGGCGTCTCCCGTAGCGCCCAGCTCGACGACGGCGGCGCCCAGGACGGCGACGAAGAACGACCCGGCGAGCGCGCCCAGGACGACGGAGCCGAAGCCCGCACCCGCTAAGCCGAAGGCAGGCAGCAAGGGCCCGTTCACTGACGCCGACAGCGACGGCAAGGTGCTCGACGACATGAAGCCCAGCCTGCCCCTGGCCGAACTGCCGATAGACGTGCCGGACAAGCTGCTGCCGTTCCCCGGCCCCGGCTACACAGGCCCGCCGACCACTGAGGCCTACAGCGACGTCGTGTCAGCGCCGAACGTGATCACCGACCCGGACAAGCCGTGGTTCCACCTGCCGACCACGCCGCCGGAAGAGCCGGTTGCCAGCGTGCCCACGGCGGAACCTGAGCCGGTCGTGACCGTCGAGCCCACGCCGGTCGCCACGGAGCCCGTACGCACTGGCGGACCGGTCTTCGGCCGGAATCCCTTCCGCACCCTGGGCTGAGTCACCGACTCCCTTCCTGACCTTCGCAACCAACTGAGCGAAGGAGCATGGAAGTTGGACACGAAGGCAATCAGAAGATCTCGCAGGGTGCTGACCGGCGGGCGGTGGTTCCTGATCGTGGGGCTTGTGTTCTACAGCCTTATGACGACTACCCCGTTCGTCAGCGCGCACAGCGAGTGGCAGTGGTCCGGCTGGGTGCTGGGCTTGATCGTCGATGCGGCGTTCATCATGTCGCTCAGCGCGGAAAGCACCCTCGCGAAGTACGGCGTCACGAAGCTGGGCGCGTGGCCGACGGCGTTCCGCTGGGCAACCGGCCTCAGCTCCGTGTTCCTGAACGTGTGGCTGAGCATCGAGCGCCGTGACTGGGTCGGCGTGGCAGTCCACTTGATCGCGCCCCTTCTGGTCATGCTGCTGGCCGAAGTCGGGCCGGTCTACATGGCGGCGCTCGCTGAGGCTGAGCGGAAGGCCACGGCGGAGCCCCTGAGCGCCCCTGAGAAGCCCGCGGAGCCCGCGCCGGTCGCCCCGGAGCCTGAGCCCGTGCCGGAGCCGGAGAAGGTGCCTGAGCCGGTACAGGACGAGCTTCCGGAGCCGGAGCCTGAGCCCGTCGCCGACGACAAGCCGAAGCGCCTGCCGAACGCTGAGGCGAACAAGATCATCGAACAAGGTTGGCGCCACAAGCTGAGCCCCGTCGAAGTCGCTGCTGCCGCCGGACGTCACCCTGCCACCGTGCGGAAGCGCTTCGCCCAGCTCGACGCTGAGTTGAGTGTCTGAGCGCATACCACAAGCCCCGTGCCTGCTGCCACTACGGCGGTAGGTACGGGGCTTCTCTGCTTTCCTGGTCGGGCACTCCTTCCTGTCGAGGGTGTGGCCTGGAGAAAACCCGGGGGCGTGTGCCAGAACCACCAAAGGCGCCCCAGGGTCGAAGCCCCGTTCCGCATACCCGTCGGAGCGGGGCTTCGTCGTGTCCGGCGATAGCCTGAGCCCCATGGGACCGAAGACCGAAGCGGCTTACGTCACGATCGCCGGATGGCTACTCACCGGCGTGTACGGGCCGGGCGACAAGCTCCCTTCCGAACGGGCCATGTGCGAAGACCTGGGCATCGGACGCACAGCGCTGCGCCAGGTGCTCGCGAAGCTCGTGACTGAAGGGAAGCTCGAAGTGCATCAACGGAGCGCGTACCGGGTGCCGAAGCCCATGCGCATTTCATGGGTGATCGAAGACCACGGCGGAGACAGCAAGGACGTGGCGAACGTCGACGACGCTGCCGAAGCGCTAGCCGCTGCCGTCCGCGAAGCGTTCAAGGAGCACCCGACGGCGACGCTCGCCCACATCATGCTGAACACGGTCGCGCCGCTTCGCATGCAGCTCGTGACAGACGGCCGGTACGAAGTCGAACACGGGCGTCAATGGAGCGCCGAAAGTGGACCCATTGCGGTAACCCTCTCCCCCAACTGAGTATGAGTCGCTACGGTGCTTCCATGCGTCGATACCGGATCACTCAGCGTCCGCCGGACTGGCGGCAAGAGGTCACGAGAACAGACGAAGCCCTAGTGCCCATGGGCGACCGGCCGTGGGTAATTCTTGATCAAGAACTAGAGGGGTACTGCACCCTGCCCGCCGGGTCGGAGCGCCTGCCGCTGGAATGGAAGTCGGCGGAGGCGGCAAACGCGTGGCTCGCGCGCTGCTATCGACACTGGGGCCGGGTGCCGCTCATGTTCGGCGAGTACGAGCCCTACGACGCGAACCGGGAGCGCGTGTGAAGCGATACCGGATCATTCAGCGCACGATTCGTCGGCTGCCGGACGGCTCATGGGAGCGCCGCGAAAACGCGCCGTTCGCAATCTTCGACGAGTGGATCGGCGACTACTGCGCCCTTCCGACGTCCCAGGGCAGAGGGAAGCCGAAGGTACTTCGCACGCTGGAGTGGCCGACCCGCGAAGACGCGCACGCGTGGCTGGTCGGCTGCGCCGAGAAGTGGAAGAAGTGGGAGTCCAGCCCCACGAAGAAGGCGCTCGTGCCTAAGCATTGGTATGGCTTCACGGCGCCGAAGCAGTCGCCCTGGGAAGGGCACACGACGCCCATGTACGGCCCCTACTAGGCGCCGACACAGCGAAGCCCCGGCCTACCTCTTTCGGGGGGTACGCCGGGGCTTTTTCTCGTCTCTCATCCGCGGCCACTCATTGAGCGGGGCGCCGTCCTGCATGCCGACGAAGACCACGTATCGGCCGTGCCCGGCGTGCCGAATGCCTATGCAACGGCCGTAGTCGGCTTCCTTCATTTCCCGCAATTTGGCTGCCTGTTCGTGCTGCATTTTGGCGGCTTCTCCGGCGCTCAGATCACGCGCAAGCTCGGTAGCGTCGTACATGGGAGGGTGCCTTCCCAGCCATGGCCGAACCATGCCGGGCGGCGCTGCGAGGGAGTCGTGAAGGGGCGTTTCCGCAGGTCAGGCTGTTCCTACCCAACTGGTGTAGACTTTCTCGTTCACCGGCTGGAAGGTCGGCTGGCTGACGGGGGCTCCGGAGCTGGTCACGGCCGTGCGCTCGGCGAAGCAGTACCTGACGTACGTCTCGGCGGGCCCGTTCCAGTACGCCGTGGCCGAGG